TATTGCAGCATCGCACAGCTACTGGACGTTTCTCTGGTGCAGAACCTAACATGCAGAACATGCCTCGTGGCGGCACGTTTCCTGTTAAGAAAGTATTTGTGTCACGATTTGCTGGCGGCAAGATTATGGAAGCTGACTTTGCGCAGCTTGAATTTAGGACTGCTGCCTATTTATCACAGGACAAGGTGGCAATAGATGAAGTATCTACTGGATTTGATGTACACTCATATACCGCTAAAGTTATTACCGATGCTGGTCAACCTACGGATCGCCAGACTGCAAAGGCTCACACGTTCGCACCGCTTTATGGCGCAACGGGCTTTGGGAGAACGCCAGCGGAAGCAGAATATTACACACACTTTACACAAAAATACAGAGGAGTCGCAGAATGGCATACCAGATTGGCTAAAGAAGCTATAGAGACACGCAAGATTACCACGCCAAGTGGCAGGGAGTTTTCTTTTCCTGATGTTGTGCGTAAAGTAACTGGTCGTGTGTCACACTTTACACAAATAAAGAACTACCCTGTTCAATCATTTGCTACAGCAGACATAGTGCCTATTGCTTTGCTGCATATAGATGACTTGCTACAGGACATGAAATCATGTATAGTAAATACAGTGCATGATAGTATTGTTATTGACGTGCATCCAGACGAAGAGTCACAGGTAATCAATGTTATAGACGAAACTAATAAAGCATTGCCTTACCTAATTACCCAGCGTTGGGGTGTAGAATTTAATGTTCCTCTACTTTTAGAGGCAAAAATTGGTCCGAATTGGCTTGACACCAAGGACATAACCTGATATAACTATGCATCTTACAAGTGAAAGGAGTAAATATATGAGTGAACTTACTACAATAAATACTAATAACTTTGCTGAAATGGCTAAAGCTATGGGTATGGCTAATGATACGGCTGCTAAGAAAGGTATGTTCCTATCTAGGCTACGCATACAGCACAAGGCTATTCTTGGTGCTGATTCTATTCTGGTCAAAGCTGGAACTTATAAGTTAGAAATACCAGACGGGCCTACACATTACGCAGAGTCTGCTATCATTCGTCCCTTCTTACAACGCTATATGTATAAGAAGTTTGTTATGGGACAGGGTGGCTCACCTAATCGTTATGTTAAAACTGTTATGGCTGATAACCTAAACATTGACTTGAAGGATGACGATGGTGGATTTAACTGTGGCAAACCTGCTGGTTGGATACAGGACTACAACGCCTTGCCTCAAAAGGATAAGGACTTAATTAAATCTATTAAGCGTGTTCGTGTAGTCTTTGGTGCTATTCATTTAGTGAACCCTAAAGATGAGAATGGTAAACCTGTAGAAGAAACCACTAGCAACTTTATTTGGGAAGTAGAAAATAAGGAAGCGTTTAAGACTGTTGGTGGTGTATTCACACAGCTTGGAAAGATGAAGCGTCTACCACCACAGCATAATGTAACTCTTAATACTGAGTTGCGTAAGATCCCAAGTGGTAACGACTACTATGTGCCATCGCCATCCTTAGACATCACCAATTCTGTTGAGATAACTGATGAGGATCAGCTTTTGTTTGGTGAGTTTATGGGTTGGTTGCAAAACTACAATGAGTATATCATCAACAAATGGGCAGAGAAATCTTCCAAGGTAGAAGATGATGAAGACTTTGACATGCAGTTGAATGACATCATTGACATTGAAGAAGATGAGGTAGCTTGATGAATCACCCTGCTGAACTGGCGTTACATCAATACATGGAAAACGCTGTAAAAGGTAAGTCATCTATGGCTGACGATACCATAAAACAAGTAGCGTCTGACGTGGCCTTCGCACTCAAGCGTCAGTTCGGTGGGGGGAACAAGCGTGACAAGTTTGGTCTGCGTATGTCTAATGTAGGTAGGCCAACTTGCCAACTCTGGTATGACAAGAATAAACCAGAGGCAGCTATACCCCTACCAACCACATTCGTTATGAACATGATGCTTGGCGATATAGTTGAAGCAGTGTTTAAAGCAATATTAAAAGAAGCAGGAGTTAAATATGAAGACACGGATAAAGTTTCTCTTGACCTTGGTGACGATAGCGTTTCTGGTAGTTATGACATCGTCATTGATGGTGCAGTTGATGATATTAAATCAGCTTCAGACTGGTCATACAGAAACAAGTTTGAATCCTATGACAGTCTTGCCAGCGGTGATAGCTTCGGGTATGTGGCTCAGTTAGCTGGATACGCAAAAGCATCTGGTAAAAAAGTTGGCGGCTGGTGGGTTGTAAACAAAGCCAATGGGCAGTTTAAATATGTTCCAGCTACAGGTCTTGACATTGACAAAGAGATATCACATATTAAGAAAACCGTTGAAACAGTAAAGGAGAACAAGTTTGAAAAGTGTTTTCAACCAGTACCAGAGAAGTTTAGAGGCAAGGAGACAGGCAATACTGTGCTTAATACTGGCTGCAAGTTTTGTTCTTATCGCTTTGACTGCTGGCCTTCTTTGGTGGAAAGACCTGCTGTAAAATCGCAGGCAAAAAATCCACCCACTGTGGCATATGTAGAACTAAGAGCGTAGCATTGGTTAATGCTAATCAATTTAAAGTAGCTCGTAAATATGGTTTTCGCAGTGGATTAGAATTAACCATATCAGATAAGCTGAAGTCGGACAAGGTTAAGTTCAAGTACGAGGCCATCAAAATAGAATGGCAAGACATGGCATATAGAATTTATACCCCCGACTTCATACTTAATAACGGAATAATAATAGAGGTTAAGGGTAGGTTTACTTCTGCAGATAGACGAAAACATTTAGCTGTTCGTAAACAACACCCACATTTAGATATACGTTTTGTGTTTGAAAATAGTAATGCAAAAATTAGAAAGGGATCTAAGACAAGTTATGCAACGTGGTGTGTGAGACATAAGTTTAGATATTATGATAGGATCATACCCGAATGTTGGATAAAAGAAAAAGGTAAAGATAAACATCCCAAGTTTACACTTCACCCCAGTTCCACAGTGAAAAGGAGAATGTAATGGATAGAGAACAAATGAGAAAACAAATAAACGATGAGGATTATATCATACGAGTGCGTCCTTTCGTGGATGAGGAAGGTGTTTGGTCTGGTGAAGTTGATTTATCTATTATAACTTTACCGGGTAATCCTCTTGACGATGATGCATATTATAATATAATGCACTTAGTTAAAATGATGTGTTCTTCATTACCTATAATGGAAGAAATAGAAACTATTAGAGATGTACTGCATAAGTATGTAAAAGCTATGGATGAGGATGTTGATATTGAACTACAATTAGAAAAAGAACTTGAAAATAAAGTTGAAAAGGTGTATGATGGCAACGTAATTAAGATAGATTTTTCAACTAGAACTAAGGGATCAGCATGAGTAGATACGAAGATTACATGAAATCAATGATGAGACAGGAGGAGTTACGTATGGCACAGGCAAAAAAACAAAGTGATAATGTTGTTGATATGGTCAACAGTCCACCACACTATAATCAGTCTGGTATTGAGTGTATTCAAGCAATTCAAGCTGCTCTTGGGCCTAATTATAAATATTATCTTCAAGGCAATGTTATGAAGTATCTGTGGAGATTTGACTACAAAGATAAACCAATAGAAGATTTAGACAAAGCGGATTGGTATTTAGAAAGATTACGAGAAGAGGTTATGGCAAATGATGAGAGTTAAAATGTTCATAACCATTGAGGTAGATGAGGATGATTATCCTGTACCTGCGGATGGTAGGGTTGGAGAGGAACTAGAGGATAGCCTACAAGAATATTTCCATGATATAGACGGGGCTAACATTAAACACATTAGAACAATTACGGAGTGAGATATGATAAGCAATCAATTACCAACAGATTACCAGAACTTTATAGCACTGTCGCGTTATGCTCGTTGGAAAGAAGATGAGCAACGTAGAGAAACATGGGGCGAAACTGTGCAAAGATACTTTGACTACATGGATAAGCATCTAGCCGACAACCACAACTACAAACTATCTGATGAGTTACGTTCAGAATTAGAAGAGGCTGTACTAAATCAATCTATTATGCCTAGCATGAGAGCGTTGATGACCAGTGGCCCCGCACTGGACAGATGCCATGTAGGTGGATATAACTGTTCCTATGTACCCGTGGATAGTCCACGTGCATTTGATGAGGCTATGTACATTCTTATGTGTGGCACGGGTGTAGGATTTAGTGTAGAGCGTCACAACATTGACAAGCTACCTATCGTGGCAGAAGATTTCTACAAGACTGACACGGCTATTAAGGTAGGTGACAGCAGACCCGGCTGGGCAAAGTCTTTGAAAGAACTTATCGCTATGTTGTATGCAGGACAGATACCAGAATGGGATGTATCAGAGGTACGCCCTGCAGGTGCTAGGCTAAAGACATTTGGTGGTAGAGCATCAGGCCCGCAACCATTGGTTGAGTTATTTAATTTCTGTGTTGAAAAGTTTAAGAGAGCAGCAGGTCGCAGACTCTATCCTATTGAATGTCATGACATTATGTGTAAGATTGGTGAGGTCGTAGTTGTAGGTGGTGTGCGTAGGTCAGCCCTTATTAGCTTATCTAATCTTAATGATGATCAGATGGCACACGCAAAATCAGGTAAATGGTGGGAGAATGAAGGTCAACGTGCATTGGCAAATAACTCTGTGGCATATAAAGTTAAGCCAGAGATGGGTACATTTATGCGTGAATGGTTGTCTCTTTACGATAGTAAATCTGGTGAGCGTGGTATTTTTAATAGAAAGTCTGCACAAGCACAAGCCGCTAAGAATGGCAGACGTGATGCTGAACAAGACTTTGGTTGTAACCCTTGTTCTGAAATTATCTTACGTCCTTATCAGTTCTGTAACCTATCTGAAGTAGTCATTCGTGAAAGCGATACTATGGACACACTAAAAGAAAAGGTTAGGCTTGCTACAATACTTGGCACTTTTCAAGCTACTCTAACTAACTTTAAGTACTTACGTAAAATATGGAAAGACAACACAGAAGAAGAGCGTTTGCTTGGTGTGTCTTTAACAGGTATTATGGATAACATTATGACTTCTACTAACGGAGAAAAGTTGCCCATACTACTTGGCATACTAAAGGATGAAGCGGTACGCACTAATGAAGCTATGGCAAAGCAATTAGGAATAATACAATCTACCGCAGTTACTTGTGTTAAGCCTAGCGGCACTGTGTCACAGCTTACTGACGCTGCGTCAGGTATACATGCTAGGCACAATCCATACTACATACGTACTGTTCGTGGAGATAATAAAGATCCACTAACACAGTTTCTCATATCTCAGGGCATACCTGCCGAACCTGATGTAACGAAACCTGAATCAACAACAGTATTTAGTTTTCCTATGAAAGCACCAACTGGTGCAGTAACGAGAACACAAATGAACGCAATAGAGCAGCTAGAGTTATGGCTTACCTATCAGCGTTACTGGTGTGAACATAAACCGTCCGTATCCATTACTGTCAAAGAACACGAATGGATGGAAGTAGGTGCTTGGGTGTATAAATATTTTGATGAAGTATCTGGTGTTTCATTTTTTCCTCACAGCGATCACACGTATGAACAGGCTGTTTATCAGGATATAGATAAAGATGAATACAAAAAGTTCTTGACAAAGATGCCAAAGAATGTAGACTGGTCATTGTTGCAAGAGTTTGAGAAGGAAGATACTACATCAGGTGGACGTGAGTTAGCGTGTACTGCTGGTGTGTGTGAAATTGTAGACATAGAGGCAGCGTGATGAATTGCTGGTATTGTGGAACAGAATTAATCTGGGGTGGGGACCATGACATAGAAGAAGAATTTGAAAACTTCTGTATGGAAACAAACCTATCATGCCCTAATCCAGATTGTAGGGCTGAAGTTATTATGTATTTGCCAAAAGCAGGAAGGAGTTAACATGGAAGCATTATTAGTATTAGGTGCATTAGCATATGGTAT